CTTAGAGTAGTAGAGTGCGCCCTCAAATTAAATGATGTCTGGATTGAAATGGGGGTAGATACTTCTACTTATACTAAAGAAGAATTGGTTTTCTCCGCTTTAAATCATGACTTAGGTAAAATAGGAGATGAAGAACATGAAGCTTATATCCCCCAGACTGATCAATGGAGGAAAGAAAAATTAGGTGAAACTTATCAACATAGTGAAAAGTTAGCCTTTGCTTCTATTCCTGATCGTGGTCTATACCTTCTCCAGGCTCATGGTATTAGATATACTTTTAATGAAATGATAGCCATTCAGACTCATGACGGATTATATGATGAAGCTAATAAAAAATATCTGGTTAGCTTCTCCCCAGCTACTAAACCAAGAACTGCTCTTCCTTATATTATTCACCAAGCAGATTTGATGGCAGCTCGTATTGAATTTGAAAAAGAATGGCTTCCAACTTTTAAAGGAACTAAAACTGAGGTTAAAAAGGAAAATTTTACCTTAACTAAAGAGAAAAAAACCCCGGTTAAGCAAAAGGCTTTAAGCAGTATACAAAGTGTTAACTTAAAAAATATGTTAGATAATCTATGACAACAATTATAATTAGTGTATTAGGTTGTTTGGTCGTGGTCTTAGGATTCACGACCTTTAACCTTTTAAGAAAAAATGAAAAACAAGAAGATATCTTATTAGGATATCAAACTTATTTAGATCAAATTTCTAAAGCTATTGAGTTTGCTGATGAAAAAATCAAAAATATAGATAGTAGAGGTATTTTCAAAAATGATGATGAGGTAGGTTTCATATATGAAGAAATAAAAAACCTACAACAACTTTTATCAAGTTTTAAAATGAATAAATTATGATAGAGGAAGTTATAAAGAAAAAAAAACCATCATCAAATAATTACTTCACTCAAGAAACTGAGGATGCTATAGTGGCCTATAATAAGGCCACTTCCACTGATGAAAAGGCAAAAATTTATCATAGACATATCCATTATGCCTTTTTTAAATTAACAGAAAATATTATTCATACTTTTAAATTTTACTATACTGAAGTAGATAATATTGAAGATCTCCAACATGAGATTATAACCTTTCTTCTTCAAAAGATTCACCTCTTTGATCCTAGTAAAGGAGCCAAAGCTTATTCATATTTTGGAACCATAGTTAAGAGATACCTTATAATCCAAAATACTAAAAACTATAAAAAAAGAGTAGACAAAGCCCCAGTTGAAGAGTTATATAAGGATCTTAACCATTCCTATGAATTAGACACACCCCTTAACCAAACTGATGCTATATCAGATTTTATAGATCAATATGTAGAATATTGTTCTAATAATATCTATGAACTCTTTCCTAAAGATAAAGATGCTCAAGTAGCTGATGCTATATTAGAAGTATTTAGAAGAAGAGAAAATATAGATATTTTTAATAAAAAAGCCCTTTACATTTATATTAGAGAGATGATAGATGTTAAAACCCCACATATAACACGCGTCGCAGATCGTTTAGGCGAAATATATAAAGAACAATATCTTTTTTATTTAGATAACGGATATACCAATTTTTAACCAAGATATATTTATAATCATGGGTAAGTTTGATAAAAAAATATTTGGAAAGGTAACTTTCTCTAATCTTTTAGAAGAAATTTATAACAACCAGAAAAAGAAAGAAGAACAAATTTCTATTCTAATTCATGAACTTAAACCAATGGTTCAAGAAATTGGGGATGCTACTCTTATAGTTCCTTTAATAAAAGAATATCTTGAAATAGGAGTTAAAAATGATGAAGCTTTAATTAAAATGGCTACAATTGTTCAACGAGCTATGCAAGCTGAGGAAGGAGGAGAAGTATTTGGGATGACTGAAGCTGAAAAACAACAGTTATTAGATGAAGTAAAAAAATATAATGAAGATAAAGGTAAAAAATAATGCCTAGTCCTACATATGGTATATCTGGTTTAAGTAAAAATGCTTTAAGTTCTTATAACATCCCTCCTTCTTTATCTGAAAAGATAATAACAGTTAAGAGGGTTAAGGATATTATCCTAAATCAAGATCATCCTAAATTTGAAGAATATGGAGAATGGGCTTCAATAGGAATAATATTTGCTGAAGATGTAACTTCTCCTTCTAGTACTCCATCTACATCAATTTCAATTATTTACCCTCTTTTTCCAAATATTAAACAATATCCCTTACTGAATGAGATAGTAGTAGTTTTATCTCTCCCATCAACAGATTTAGAGCAAAGTACTAATTCATCTCGTTCATACTACTTCCCCCCAATAAACATATGGGGAAGCCAACATCATAACGCCATACCCGGGTCATCTAATTCTCCATCACCTCAACAGAAAGACTACCAACAGATTGAAGCTGGGAGTTTTAGGAAAGTTACAGATGGAGGAACTGAAATTGAATTAGGTAATACTTTTATAGAACAACTAAATATAAATCCCCTTCAGCCTTTTGAAGGTGACCATATATTAGAAGGTAGATTTGGGAATTCTTTAAGATTTGGTAGTAGTCAAGGAAAAGATCCTCTAATAAAAATTAGAAATGGTCAAGGTCCTCAAACTAGTGAAGGTTGGACAACTGTAGAAGAAAATATTCAAGAAGATAAAGCTTCTATTTATTTAACCTCCACTCAACAAATTCCCCTCAATCCTAATATTTTTAATTACAATTCATATTCTACCTCTCCTGAATCTGTTAATCAATATTCTAAACCCCAAATATTACTCAATTCAGGTAGAATCGTATTAAATGCTAATCAAGACCATGTTTTATTAAACACAGCTAAGTCTATAAACTTAAACTCTCAAGATTCAGTTAATATAGACAGTAAAAATAAAGTAATTGTAAATTCTCCCCAAATTTATTTAGGAGGTAAAGACGCTACTGAGCCCTTATTATTAGGTAATAAAACTATTGATTTATTAAGAGATGTTTTAATAGCTCTTCAATCTACTTTAAATCAACTTCAAGTCTTAACAAGTTTACCTCCTGGTGCTCCTTTTGCTCCTCTTAATATTCAATCTGCTGTATCTAATCAAACTATTAGTAAAGCTTTAGCCTCTTTAGAAACTTTAAAATCACCCAACAATAAAACCTTATAATGCCTTCTTCAGGTCTTTTACAAAGTTTAGCTAAAAAAGTAGCAGGGATACAAGAACGTTTATTAACTCAAATTAATAAATTAAAAACTAAATTCCCTAAGGACGCTTGCCCAACTAAAGAACAATTAATATTAATTATAGAAAAAAGAAATGCTTTAGCTAGTGGGGTTAACCAATTACAAAATCAAATTAAAACTCTAGATAGAGCTGGTAATCTTATAACTAAGATAACTACTCCTATTCCCCCTGCTCTTTCTATTTTAAAATTAATCCCACTCCCAACTGCACTTCCTGGAGTAACAGCTGGAAACATAATAATATTATCTGACATATTTAATATATTAAAAGAAACTTTAAACAAATTTAAATCTATAGCTGGAGGATTTGATTTTTTAGAAAATTTTGTTATTACTATTTTAAATAGAATTAACGATGAGTTAAAAAAATTAGATACTTTAATTGAAAAATGTGCTAAAGAGTTAGATATTGAATATGAGGTTATTAATGATGAATTAAACCAAAATATAACTGAAGAGGGATTTGGAACTTATAAAGGATTTACATTTGAAATAAAATATGATGGTTTAAATCAAACTCCATACCCTAAAAGATTTGCTCAAGCTTTAGATAAAAAGAAAGTAGTAAGATTAAAAAGTGAATCTTCTTTCGCTTCTGATCCTAATGTTTTAGTTGAAGAACTAAAATTTATAATTGATATTCAAAATTTAAAAGGTGATTAACATAATATTTATAAACAATGAAGACTAATACTTTCAAATCTATAATTAAAGAAGCTGTTAGAGAAGTTATTAGAGAAGAATTAAGAGAAATTTTATTAGAAGCTGTTAAAGCTCCAAAACAGGTAGTTTCTGAATATGCTCCTCCCCCTCAATCCTACTCTTCTACTCCTTCTTTAACTATGGAACAAAAAAGAGAACAATATAGAAACATTTTAGGTGAAACAGCTGCTACTTTTACAACCCAAAATGTAGCTGAGTTTAATCCTAGAGGAGCTATGCCTGGTTCTGATCTTCCTGCTGGTGAGTTAAGCATGAATCAGATAATGAATTTAATGAATAAATAATGTCTATCAAAATCGGAAACCTCCCAGCTATTGATCAACAACCGGCTATTGGTGTTGGTATTGGGGTTCCTTTTCTTTCAACAGCCATCTCAGGGTCTGATGCCCTATTTAGAATAAATTACACAACAGCTGATCAATTAAAATCTAATATGATTAACTACTTTCTCCATAGTAAAGGAGAAAGACCTTTAAACCCTAATTTTGGTAGTCGAATCTATGAATTTCTTTTTGAGCAAGACTCAACTTTTTATAATGAGGTATTAAAAACTTATATAGAAAATGAGATCAGATTACTCTTTCCTGCTGTTAATTTAAAAGAAGTTAAAATAATATCTAATTCTGATTATAATATAGTTACTATACAAATATCATACTCAGTTTTTACAAGTTTAGATGAATTTTTAGAATTAAACATCCCATTATAATGCCATATGATTTAATAAATAGTAATAACGGAATTAATAGAAATATTAAGTATATAAATAGAGATTTTTCTGAGTTAAGAAATAATCTTATTGAATATGCTAAAATTTACTTCCCTAATACTGTAACTGACTTTAGCCCTGCTTCTCCAGGCACTATGTTTATAGAGATGGCGGCTTATGTTGGGGATGTTATGGCCTTTTATACTGATAACCAGATCCAAGAGAATTTTACTCAATATGCTAGACAATTAAATAATTTATATGATTTAGCATATATGATGGGTTATAAACCTAAAGTTACAGGAGTTTCAACTGTAGACTTAGACATATTCCAAACCCTCCCAGCTATATATGACCCTACCTTAGGACAAAATATCCCTGACTTTAGATATGCTTTAATCATCCCTCAAAATACTTCAGTTAATAATACAATATTTTCTAATAATTCTTTTCTTACCCAAGATGTTGTTGATTTTAGTCAGTCTAGTTCTTTGGATCCTACAACAGTAACCATTTATGAGATAGAAGGTGAACAACCAAAAACCTTTCTTCTTAAAAAAACAGTCAAAGCCATCTCAGCTACAATTAACACTTTAAATATCTCTGTTGGAGATCCTGTTAAATTTGAGACAATAGAAATATCAAATAATAATATTATAGGAATATTAGATATAACAGACACTGAAGGAAATGAATGGTATGAAGTAGATTATTTAGCCCAAGAAACAATATTTGAATCAGTTAAAAATACTAACCCATTTTCTGATCCAAATGCTCAATCTGATGCTTCTCAAGTACCTTATATTTTACAATTGAAAAAAGTACCAAGAAGATTTGTTTCAAGATTTATAAACCCTACCACTTTACAGCTCCAATTTGGAGCAGGAACAAATAATGATGTTGATGAGGTTATTATTCCTAATCCTGATAACATTGGTTTAGGATTACCCTCAATCCAAAGTAAACTAACAACTGCTTTTTCTCCTTCTAACTTTTTATTTACCAAAACTTATGGGATAGCTCCCTCTAATACTACTCTAACTGTTAGATATTTAACTGGAGGGGGATTAGGCTCTAATGTCCCTGCAAACTCAATTGGTAGACTATCAACTACATCAGGTGTTAAGTTTAGTGTTAGTAATCTAGATCCTACCCTAGCTCAAAATATTTTTAATTCCTTAGCGGTCACAAACCCAAACGCTTCCTCAGGGGGCAATGATGGAGATTCTGAGATAGATTTAAGATATAATTCTTTAGCTAATTACGCGGCTCAATTAAGAACTGTAACTCAAGAAGATTATTTAGTTAGAACTTTAAGTATGCCTTCACTTTACGGTTCTATAGCTAAAGCTTATATAGAACCTACTAAACTTGAAAATCTCCTGCCTGGGGAAATCCCAACAAGTTTAGATTTATATATTTTAGCTTTTGATCAAGATAAAAATTTAACTTTAGCTACTCAAACTTTAAAACAAAATTTAACCACTTATCTATCTCAATATAGAATTATAAATGATTCTATTAAAATTAGAGACGCCTTTATAATTAATATAGGTGTTAACTTTGAAATTTTAGTGTTACCTAATTTTAATAGTAATGAAGTATTAACTCAATGTATAAATGAGTTAGTAACTTATTTTAATGTGGACAATTCCCAAATTAATCAACCTATATTTTTAAATGAGCTTTATTTACTTTTAAATAGGGTTAAAGGAGTTCAAAATGTAAAAAATATTTCTATTGTTAATAAAGTAGGTGAGAGTTTAGGTTATTCTAAATATGCTTATGATATAAATGGAGCAACCAGTAATGGTGTACTTTATCCTTCTCAAGATCCTTCAATTTTTGAAGTTAAATTTCCTAATTCTGATATAAAAGGTAGAGTAGTATCAATCTAATTTAATAAAAATGGCAATATATAAAATATTCCCCGAAAAAGACGCTACCATATATTCTGGGTATCCTTTAATGAATACTGGATTTGATGAGATATTAGAAGCCTCTACTTTTTATAATACAAATAATCCTGAAGTTAGTAGATATCTTCTTAAATTTTCCCAAGATGAGATAAATGATTTATTTGAAAATAAAATAGGTACCTCTTCTTACCAAACCAATCTAAGGAATTTTGTAGCCAACATAACAGGATTAAACTCAGATACCACACTTGAGATATACCCCATATCAGGATCATGGAATATGGGTACTGGTAGATACTCTAATTCCCCTCAAGTAACAAATGGAGTATCTTGGAAATATAGATCAACCTCAGGATCAGGAGAATGGCCTACTACTTTTACAGCTTATGTGACTGCCTCTTATATCTCAACCAACCCTGGAGGAGGAACTTGGTACACTGGGTCAGCTTTGGGTTTAGTTATAACTGCCTCTCAAACTTTAAGTTATTCTAGTGATAAAGACTTAAATACTAATGTTACTAATATAGTTAGAAATTGGTATAGCTCTTCTAAAAGTTTAGGAGGATTTAGTAATGATGGTTTTATTGTTAAACAATCCAACTCAAGTGAGTTTGTAGCTGACCAAAATTATGTTACTACTGTTAAGTATTTTTCTATAGATACACACACTATATACCCACCATGTCTTGAATTTAGATGGAGAGACTATTTATTTAACACCGGATCCTCCACCAATACTATTATTGATACATCAAGAATAGTTGCCTCTTTAGGAGATAACAATGGTTATTATAGATTAGGTAGTGTTGAAAAATTTAGAATTAATTGTAGACCTCAATTCCCAACTAAAACATTCCAAACCGCTTCAGCTTACATAATAAATTATTATTTACCAACATCTTCATATTATGCTATAAAAGATTTAGATACTAATGAGTTTATTATAGATTTTGATATAAATTATACTCAAATAAGTGCTGATAGTGAAGGTAGTTATTTCACTTTATATATGAACGGACTAGAACCCGAAAGATACTACCAGATTTTGATAAAAACTATAATAGGAGGTGAGACTTTAATACTTGATGATAATTACTATTTCAAAGTAATAAACGGATGATAAACTCAGGAAGTAAAGTAGATTTAATAAAAAAACTCTACGATAAAAAAGCTTATTTGAATGTAATTGATACCCAATTTAATGAGTTACTTCAACCTACTTCTCCTACTGAACCTGAAGTTAATATAGATGAATTTTTTCAATTATATAATGATTTATTTTATGATATACCTAAATTTGGAGAAATCAATTCACACGAATATCTCATAAAACAAAGTTCAGACTATGTAGGTTCTGTTATATTAACAGATGATATACAAGCTCTTCTTGATGAAATTACATCTTTAAGAGAAGAAAATTTGGAACTCCAAAAGAGTATTGTAGATTTAACAACTAAAACTAATTCTTGATTATGGTTAATATAATACCTCTATCATACATCCCTGATTCTGTACATCAAGAATATTTCTCTAGTCAAGAAATTTTAATACCTTCTATATTATCTTCTTCTCTTTTTAATCCTGAGACTGATTATATTCTAACTTCGTTAGAAACTCCAACAGGGGATCTTCTTGATTCAACTAGAAATACTCGTTTTTCTATTAGAAATGTACCTAATACTATAACCAAAAAATCTACTCCTGAAGTTATAGTATTTCCCTTAGAAGATTTAACTAATTTTGGATATAATGAAGGCGACTATAATATATTTTATAATTTTTATAGAGTAGCTTTAGAGTCAGATAAATACTCTTTCTTTATTAAAGATATTTCTCCTAGTAGAACTGAAATTAGATTATCAGTTAATAATGTAGAGGATAAAAAGATTGAATCTTTATTTAATGAATTTAAATCTTTACTAGATGAAAATAACTATTTTAAAGATTTTTATTTAAATATAAATGATTACTATTATATAGCAGTTAATACTCAATTAGATAGTTCATCTTCACCTTATACTATTCTATTCAAACTTTATCAACCTCTCCCACCTGAAGTTGAACTAAATGATCAAACTCAAGTTGTATTTGAGGTGGCTGAGACTTATGGGTTTAATATAAATGTACCTATTATACCAATAACATTTGATGAAGATATAGAATATATAAAAGGTCCAAATTTTAATCTAAGTTTGAATGATCATGTTAATAATTCAACCTATGAACAAGATTATAATTCATTAGTAACCTCTCAATTAACTTCTTCATATAACCAATTACAAAATATCCTAAACCAAAAAGGAATAACTATAGATACTGACTATACAGATTATTCTAATTTTATCCACTTTAGCTCAGCCCAACAAAGATTATTAAATTTTATTTATAAAGTAGGTTTAATTGAAAGTTATAATAATGATATAAATCTCCTTTTAACCATAACCCCCCCTTCTTTATCAACAATAGCTGTATCATCCAGTATACAAAATCTACAAGATCAAATTACAGATCTAATAAAGAATTTTGATGGATATGAAAATTATCTTTATTATACTTCTGGGGCCTATGCCTATCCTAAATCTAACCCTACAGCCCCTTACACACTTCAATCCACAGGTAGTAATGAAGTTTTAATTTGGTTAGGTAGCACTATTGAAGGATCTGGGGTATATGGGGGGAGACTACTCACAGCCTCATTATATGATGGACAAAATCAAAATTATTTATATAATACTGTACCAAAATATTTAAGAGAAGATCCAATCAATGCTGGATTTGAACTCTTTATAAATATGATTGGTCAACACTTTGATAATCTTTATATTTATATAGACGCTATAACAGATAGATATGATGCTGATAATAGAGTAAATTATGGTATTCCTAAAGAATTAG